CGTCGAAGTCCTCGTAAAGGATACGGATCTCTTCGTTATCCGTCGTGACGAAGACGTGAACGTTCACGTGATCCTCTTCCAAAGAGAGCCTTGCGACGCAGCGGCTCTCGCGTAGTGCGCACGGGCATCTCCAGGCATTCGTTGCACAGTTTGATCGTTGAGTTTTCCAGCGCACAGAGGCTCGTGCTCGTCGTACAAGCAGATCGTGAAGTCCGACGCAACGATGCGCACGATCTGCCCATTGCAGAAGCTCCAGACCTGGAACGAATCGTCGCGGGTCACGATCTCATTCTGGTAGTTTTGGATGAACTTCCTAACTCTTTACAACGAGTTCCACGAAGCGTAAGACCAACCATTCTTGTTACACAATTCAAGAGCAGCTAAGCGTTTCGCTCTGTTGACGTTCGTGCTATCGAGCGACGGCGGTTTCACTTCAACGAGTTCCTTTGTATCATCAACGTACGTTACTAGAAAATCAGGCACATAATTGTGCTGCTTCGTCCCAATGACGTATTTGATAGCAAACGGTTCATAGTCCCACGTTGTAACTGCGGCGTTCGTGTCGAGCATTTTTGCGTATTCAAGTTCCCACGAGGAGCGATAGAAGATGACCTCTCCTGTCTTAGACGACGTGTAATCACCGACGCTCCATTTGAATCCTCCTTCAAGATAGAGCTTGGTAATCGCTTTGGATAGATTCTCGTTACGTGTCGTGAAATCGTATAGACCTTGGGAAGCTCGTTCTTTAAATGTCAATGACGCTTTGGCGTGTGCAGCGCTCATGAGAGGTCGTTGATCTCGCCATAGCGAAGTTGTGTGATCACGGAATCGCTGACGTTGCTCGTCAGTAAGGTTGCGATATGTCTGACGGACGGCTTCGATCCGTTTAGCTGCTACTTGTGGATCCAAATTCGCGACATTCATCGCTTGAACTTTGAGTAGCGCCTTTTCGGGATTGAATTCGCTCCATTGTTTAGTCTTGATAGTGTTCTTCGTTCCGATGGCGAACTTTTCTTCTGCTGTGCGGGCTCGGCCGAGCGTCGATTTGCCTCCATGCCTATCAGCGTAACGAGCGTAATCCTTCGCCGCCACGTTCCACCCGGTGAGCGTATTACATCCACAAGCACAAGAAGGTCGATTGCCGTGCCACTTCCATTTGAGCACATACGCCTCGTACCCTTCGTGTGTACGTTGGTGCCTGCGTACGCTCTCTGAATTGTCGAACTGTCGTCCACACTCACGACACTCTCGTTCATCTTGAAAGTTCATCATCATATTAGATATGAGATGACTTACATCTGATAACGAGCTCTTAAATGACGAAAGCCACCTTTCGGTGGCTCAAGTCGTTGAATTTTCGTCGGTCAGTTCAGTTGATGAACATATCTATCAAATGATAGACATATCCAAAAGCGTAACTGTCCCGTAAAAATCACTGCGAACCATCTTCTTGCCGTAGCGGGTCATGACACCACGACGCGGCGAGAAGTCGTCCGGCGCGTAGATCGTCTGGGTGACGATGAGCGGGACGTACGGAGCGTACACGTAGCCGGTCTCGAGGTACGAGCCACCCTTGAAGCCCACGAGGACCTTCGAGCGCGGGAAGTACGGGTCCTTGTAGACCGTGAAGCGGTTGGTGAGCGTACCCACCGGCTCGCATCCGATCGAGAAGACCGAGGCCGCCTGACCGTCACCGTCGATGGCGATCTTGCTGCGGTACAGCGAGGACGCCTCGAGGATGGTCGCGACGTCCGGGCCGCACACGACGAAGTTCGCCGCGCCGCGGAGCGTCTTGCGATGGATCGTGTTCGCCACGTCGATGATGGTCTCGACGAGCGTCTCGTACCACTCGCGGACCGTGCCGGTGAAGGCCGGGCCGATCGAGAGGCTCGAGGCGAGCGTGACCGGGTCGCCCGTCAGCTTGTTGACGAACTTGCCAGGCGCGCGCGACCAGAAGAGGTTCGCTCCAGAAGCCTGCGTAAGCAGCTCGACGAGGACCTCACGGTCGATCTCGAGAGCGATCTGCTGCGAGAGGATCTGAGTGAGCTCAACCTCAGCGTCCAGCGAGTGGTACGCGTTGAGGTCCTGAGCGAGCTCCGGAGACCAACGAGCGCGGAGCTTGCGGCTCTCTGCCGTGATCGCGATGGACTCAATCTTGATGTCGATCTCAGGGATCGCAGCCGATGGAGTCGCGCCGAAGTCGGTTTCGAACGACGGGATAGTCAGCGTCGCCGCGGTCGTGCCGTCGACGGACAGCTTGTCGATGAGCGCCATCGAGGCGGTCACCTTGAAGTTGGTCGAGACGGATGCCGAAGGCACCGCGCCACCGTTCGAGAGGCGAAGGACGAACTGCACGTGGTCGCCGTTGAGGCCGTCCGGCGTGAAGGTCGCGCCGTCCCACGTTCCGCGCTTGTTGTGGCGACGGAGGTTCAGGACGCCCGTTCCACCCTGGTACTGCGCACCCCAAGCTGCGGTACCACCAGCGAAGCCGGCGCCGAACGAGAAGAGCGAGATCTGGTCGACAGCGAGGATGTCACCGTTCGGCAGGTTCGTGGTGAACTGCGAGACGGGGATGTGGACGAACGTGTAGTCGAGCACGTTGTTCATGAGGTCCGCTTCGATCTGAGGATCGAAGGAGACGAAACGAGCGTTCGAGCCCGTGAAGGACGTCGCCGTCTGAACGCGACCGCCGACGGACCAGGCGTTCGACGCGCCTGTGAACGCACCGACGTTGTCGTTCGACTGCGAGATCGCTGTCGTCTGCTGATGAACCTTCGAGTAGCCGGAGCCGACGAGGTCGTACATGCCACCAGCTTGAAGCGATCCAGACTGGATACCCTTGCCGACCGGGTTCGTGTAGATCGACTGACCACGGGTGTAGGTGCTCTGCGTCGCTGCGTTCGACAGACCGAAACCAGCGTCGCCGCCGTTGTTGCTGCCGTACGTGTAGTCGAGGTAGAAGATGAGGCCTGCAGGGAGGCTCATCGGCTGCACGCTGACGAGCTCGTTCGAGACGAGGCCACCGAAGACGCGTCGCACGATCGGAAACGCGATGGTCGCGAACCCTTGCACCTGGCCGCTCGAGGTGAGCGCGCCGCCGCCGGTCGAGAGCGCGTTGCTCTCACGAAGGACCTGCGCCGCCTGGTTCTCCAGGAGCTGCGCCATGTCCTCACGACGGTGACCGTCAAGGCCGCGGAGGAGGCCTGTCTTGGTCCACTTCTCCACCAAGCGCTTGCGCTCAGTGCCCATGTGCCGCTCGCGGATTCCCTCGAACAGCATGCTCTTGTCGAAATTCTTCATGACTCTTGTTCCTTGTTCAACGTCAGTTGATGATCACTTGATGCCGGCGAGCTGCGCCCATCGTGCCGTCTCCATGCCCTCGTTGAGGGACTGAGACGCCGCGCCGGACTGGCTCGGACGGGACGCGCTACCCGACGGGCGACGCGCAGACTCGTTGATCGAGTCCTTGCTTCCAGCGAGGACCTTCAGAAGGCTCTCGCTGATCAGCCGCACCTCTCGCAAGTTCTGCGCCTCGTCGAGTCGATCGATGACCATGGCCTGTTGAGCCTTGGTCAGACCCTCGAGTCGCAAGAGCTTATTCGCGTGGATCAGTTTGGCGTTGAGGAGATTGGATTCCACGAGCTGCTTGGTCAGCTTGCTGACCTTGCTGTTCGCTTCTGCCAGCTCCTTGCTCGACGCCACATTCTTCGCGGCGGGAGCGGAGTTCTTGTTCTTCGTAACGCCCTCGTTGAGGGACGCACGAGCCGCGCGATAGGCGCGGATTGCGCTGCGATACATCGCGCGCGCGAAATCTTCTTTGTCCGTGCCCTTGGCCTCGGAGAGGCGCTTCGCTGCACGGGTCAGACGGCGTCGCACGGACTCCATCTGAGTGTCGCCTTCGACCTGAGCGTCGGCCTCATCGAGGTCGTCGTCGTCGTCAGCTTCGTTCATCGCGTCTTCAGGGATGCCGTCCGGACGGTGACCCTTCGGTCCGAGGTGACCCTCGGAGTCGGCGTCGCCGAACGAGTCGATACCCTTCTCGACCCCACGACCCTTGGTCGGAGGCGGAGTAGCGTCGCCCTCACGGAGGGTCACCTCGGACC